ACCAAATAAAAAACAATAAAGAACTCAGAGATAATGTTGGTAAGCTAAAATTACCAATCATAACGGTTAACCGTGACTCGATCTCAAAAGACCCACAATTCAAAGGATCTTTCCAAGCAAACTTGTATGAAAAATCTGATCACAAGGGTGGCTCTATAATAATAAAGAGAAGAATCAAGCAGGACAAGACCAGAAACTTTGCCAATGCAGATTCTAACAGATCTTTAGAGGGAAACAACACAAGAAGAGCAAAAAACAAAAAAATAGTGTATGAATATTTATCCACTCCTATCCCTGTTTATGTTACTATGATGTATTCCATCGTTTTGAGAACCGAATACCAACAACAAATGAATGATTTATTAGCCCCTTTTATAACAAAGACCGGTCAGATAAACACTTTTATTTTTGAAAGAAACGATTGGAATTATGAAGCATTTATACAGCAGGACTTCGCAGAGACTAAAAATGTAGACAACTTAGGTGAGGAGGAGAGAAAGTTTGAGACAAAGATACAAGTAAAGGTTTTAGGCTATTTGATAGGAGAAGGAATCAATAGACTTAGCCCTGATTATGTTGAGAGAGAAAATCGTGCACAACTTAGAATTGTTAGAGAAAGAACAATTGTTGGTGATGATAGACCTTGGCTCCATCGAGATGATTTTGAATTTATTGAATAAGGGTTTTTGCCATTCAAACATACTATTTACTGAAGAAAAGATTTAAAGGAGATAAATTTAATGCCTAGAAGATTTGATTTTATATCACCCGGCGTTTCTATCAGAGAAATTGACCAGAGTGAATTATCAGCACAAACTAACGATCCGGGAATTCTAATTATTGGAACTGCACCGCAAGGACCAGCCAATAAACCAGTAAAGGTAAAGAATTTAGAAGATTTTTATAGAGTTTTTGGTAGACCAATTTCAGGAAAAGGTTCTACATCAACTGATGTCTGGAGAGACGGCAATCAACAAGCCACAACTTACGGAATGTACGCTGCCCAAGCGTGGCTAGCATCTGAGACCTCTGGTGTAACATTCTATAGATTATTGGGCTCTGATCAAGAAACCGCAAAGCAAGGCGGATCTTATGTCAAAGCCGGATGGAGCACGGGATATGCTGCTTCTCGCACTGCTACTAGCGTTGCAACTGCTTATGGGTTGTTCGTAATGCCATCTGGTGCTGCTGGTCAGGTTCTCACTGGCTCCTTAGCCGCTGTAATTTATTCAACTGGTTCTAGTTGGGCTTTGTCTGGTGCTGTTGTGGATGGTACAAACAATCAAGGCGCAAATACACTTATAACATCTCTTGCCACTGGTGGTAAACCAAATACATTTGCTCTTGTCAACAGCGGTTCAGGTGGTGAAACTAAGTTTGTAGTTCACTTTGATCGCTCACAAAAGGATGGCTATATTAGGAATGTTCTTAACTGTAATCCACAAAAAATGGATACCACAAACTTTGGAGGTACGGCACAGACTTATTTCTTAGGCGAAACTTTTGAAGAAGCAGCAAGTAGAGTAGTTTTGGATAAGAATAGTGGATCTGCCGGCCAGCAATATGGTATTCTTGTGCCTCTTTCCGATGGTACTCGACACTATTCCAAAAGGCAGATAGAGGCAACAGCCGGTAAAACAGGATGGTTTATTAACAGAAATCCCTCTCCCAGTGGTTCGTATGCCGATTACAATGCTGCTACTGCATCAAAATTGTTTAGATTAGTTTCTTTACATGAAGGAGAATGGTTTCAGCAAAACTATGGTGTCAGAATTGACAATATTCGAATTGGAACTCAAGCAAAGCCAACATCAACATTTTCCCTTGTTATCGTTAATGCCAACGGAGAAGAAGTTGAAAGATTTGATTCATGTAATTTGAACGAATCAAGTGCGGACTTTATTGGCAAGAAGATTGGGGACCAATACACTACGTTTGATCAAACAACTAAAAAATTAAAACTATATGGTGAATATTCTAATAAATCTGATTATGTTAGAGTTGAAATGGCCTCAGACTGGAAAGCAGGAATTTCTGATAAAAGAATGGTACCATTTGGTGTCTGGGGACCGGCGAAGCCAAATTCAATAATTATGCAATCTGGTTCTGCGGCTGCTGCCGATCCAGATGGTGGAACTAAAGTCATTGCAAAAAAAGCAGATGATGGTGTCTTTGATATGGGACACACTGGTTCTGCTTCTATGTTTTCGCATCTTTACTTGGCCGGTACAAAAATCAGACTGGAATGGCCAAGTCTCAAACTAACCGACCAGAATTCGAACGCTGGTGGCAATTACACAAAAGATTATGTGCTTGGCGTAAGACATATGTTAGATGCGGATTCAAGACCGAAAAAAGAACTTTGGTTTTCTCCTGACTACAAAGACATAGTTAGAGCTCTACCAGATTTCGCCGACATCCATACTGATGGTGACTATACAGAAATTTCATGGATTTTCTCATTAGATGAGATAATACAAGATTCGAATGATTCTAGTAAATATTATTACGAATCCGGATCACAGGCGGGTGGTACTGCATATACTGCTAAGAGTGGCTCTGGTGCACTACTAACAGAAGGCATCAAGCAGTTCAATGCTCCGTTCTTTGGTGGTTTTGATGGCTTAGATGTAAGAAATGTTGATCCGTTTTCTGTTGCTAACGGCACGAATGCTAATCAAGATGCTACGAAACACTATGCCTATTATTCGGTGACAAAAGCACTAGACATTATAAAAGATAAAGATCTGTTAGAATATGATTTGATTTCAATGCCCGGTCTTGTTAACAGCACACTTACATTAGATATGATAAGAATAGCAGAAGAGAGAGCAGATACTCTTGCAATTGTTGACTTAGATTCTGGTTACAAAAAATCATATGACAACAACGGAACAGAAGATCTTGGATCAAAAGCCACAGTTATCGCAGATGCGGTTGCTAGAGATTTAGATACAAGTTATGCTGCTGCCTATTATCCCAATGTCAGAGTAAGAGATACAGCTAACTCTGCTGGTGATGTTACTGTGCTTCCTGCTTCTGTTGCTGCAATCGGAGCAATTGGATTCTCTGAGGCTAACAGTCAAGGACCATGGTTTGCTCCTGCTGGTTTCAACCGAGGCGGAATTGGAGTTCTTGGTGGAAGCGCTGGTCCGAGAGTAGTAGGAACTTTGGAACACTTAACAAAACAGGATAGAGATGATCTCTATGAAGAAAATATTAATCCGATAGCCAGATTTCCATCGATTGGTGAAATTGTTATCTTTGGGCAAAAAACCTTGCAACAAAATGAATCAGCTTTAGATCGTATCAACGTCAGAAGATTGATGATTTACTTGAAAAGAGAAATTGGAAGGGTTGCCAATACCATTTTGTTCGATCAGAACCTTAGAACAACTTGGACTAGATTCTCCGGTCGTGCGACAAAGATTTTGGATGATGTAAAATCTAGATTTGGAATTAGTGAATATAAGCTAGTTTTAGATGAAACTACTACAACAGCAGATTTAGTTGATAGAAACATCATGTATGCCAAGATCTTTATCAAGCCAGCCAGAGCAATCGAATTCATTGCATTAGACTTCGTTATTACCCGTAGTGGCGTTGAATTCTAATAATAAGACTATTTATAAAAAAGGAGAAAACAAAAAATGAGTTTTTGGAAAAACGGCACAACAGAGCCAAAAAGAAATTTTAGATGGCTTGTAGAGTTTAGCCTAAAAGGGTCCGAATCAGTTATTTGGTGGGCGAAGTCAGTCAATGCACCGAATTTTGAAATGACATCCGTCGAGCACCACTTCTTAGATAATGTATACAATTATCCCGGAAGAATCAAGTGGCAAGACGTTAATGTAACTTTGGTTGATCCGGTTGATCCTGATATGGTTCAACAGACAACAGACATTATCTTGAATTCTGGTTATGAGGTAAAAGATACAACGTCTCTCAATGCTCCACAATTCATCTCAAAAGAGAATGCAAACAACGCTTTAGGTACTTTTAAAATCTCAGTTTTGAATTCTGGTGGAGATCGAATCGAGCAGTGGACATTGAAAAACCCATTCATCATGAATGCAAAGTATGGTGAACTTAGTTACGAAGATGATAACCTTAGAACAGTTGAGATGACAATCAAATACGATTTTGCTCATTGTGATTACACTAAGACACCCGAACCAACCCTTGTGGCAACTTACGAGAACGATTTCGAACCCTAGGATTTTAAATGACATTTTGGAAAACAGGCCAATTAGAACCTCTGAGGGAATTTCGGTTCTTGTTGAGACTTGATAACTCGGCAGTTGCAATAGAGGCAAAATCTGTTACGATGCCAAGTTTCGAGACTGAGACACAAGAGTTTCAATTGGTTAATCACATGGTGAAATTTCCATCAATAGGAAAATGGGGTGATATCTCTATGACTCTAGTGGTCACTAAGAGCAAACTTCATCAGAAATTTTTAGCAATGGCTAAATACCAAAACATAAAACAAAACGGAATGACACTAACAAAAAACATGTTTGGCGAATCACCTCCAAAAATAGAAATTCTATCTGAGACCGGATCGCCTTTGTCAACTTGGACTCTCCATAATCCTTTTATTCAGTCAATCTCCTTTGGGGAGTTTAATTATGAATCCGACAACATTGCACAGGTTGAATTAACAATTTCGTTTGACCATGCAGAAATACAATAATCAAAAATAAACTATTTACGTTAAGACATAAGAGAGGTGAAAATTGTCAAGAAGAAATAATGAAGAAAGAATGATGGGGCAACACACCCCGGAGCATTCTGAAGCACCGCCGCAAATTCAGGAAAAAGCCCTAGACCCATTGCACTTTGTGGCACCCACAGACTTTGTAGAACTACCATCAAAAGGAAAAGGGTATCCCGATACGCATCCGCTATTTGGTAAAGAAACAATTGAGATAAGATACATGACTGCGAAAGATGAGGATATTCTATCTTCACAAGTCCTGTTGAAGAAAGGATTAGCAATTGAGAGATTTTTGCAAAACATTATTGTTAACCAAAAAATCGATGCCAAGAGGCTATTGGTTGCCGATAGGAATGCCATACTGATAGCGGCGAGAGTCTCAGGTTACGGGGACACTTACGAGACATCTGTTTCCTGTCCGGCTTGTGGTACAAATTCAAAGCACGAATTTGATCTAAAAGACAAGACAATCGTAACATTGAATTTAGATTCTAAATTGGGAATCAAAGAGACCGGAGTTGGGACATTTAGTACAAAGATGCCGTTTTCTAAATTTGAAGTAGAGTACAAGCTACTGTTGGGAGAAGACGAGATTTATATTGCTAACTTGGCTAGTAGCAAAAGAAAGAAAAAGCTAAAAGAATCTTTATTGTCCGACCAATATAAGAGAATGATTATGTCAATCGAAGGACACAGAGATAAAAAGATTATTAATAATTATGTAAACAACATGCCAACGCTAGATTCTAGACATCTTATCGCATGCTATAAAGCAACAGCACCTGATGTTAAAATCAAAGACGAATTCAATTGCCACTCTTGCGGCCACGAGGAAGAGATGGAGGTGCCTTTTGGGGCAGACTTTTTTTGGCCTGACAGATAAATACATAGAACAAGTTTATGAACAGTTCTTCTTACTCAAGCATTTTGGAGGCTGGTCATTTACTGAAATGTACAATTTACCTGTTGGTCTTAGAATGTGGTGGTTACAAAGGCTGAATAAGCAGTTCGAGGACGAGAAAAAAGAAATGGATAAAGCTAAAAGAAGAAGATAAAGATGCCTTTTACAAGGCATTTTTTTGTTTATACTATTTATTTTACAACTGTTATGGTTTCGGGAAAAATAAACAATGGCTCTTACAAAAGAAGAAATAAATGAAATAATCAAAGGATTGTCAAAGGCTGATAAATCTCAAAGAGAAGCATTAGCTACTGCTCTTGGAGTTGATGGTGACAAGAAAAAAAGTGGCGGCAAGGTCGGAAAAATTGATATTGATAATTTGGATGAATTTTTAGCTGGTAAAGAGCGCCTATTAGAAATAGAGATGGAAATCGCCAAATCTTGGTCTAGCACGCAAGACCAAATGAGGTTGGCCAACGAGGCATTAGAGATATTGCGGGCTTCTGAGGAGGGCGCCTTTGAAAGAGGTAGCCAAAAAGCACAAGAGATGGCAGCTAAACTTGGAATGACCGTTGAAGAGATGCACAAAATGGCCGAACTTTATGAGGAGCTAGGTGAGAATGGTCGGGCTGCTTATGATAGCATGAAAGGGTCTGCCGAAAAGTTTGGGAGCAAAATTAAGCTAGTATCGAAAGAGTCAGAAAATTTTTTCAAAGGTATTCAGAAAATTGGCTTATTGGCTAATAGCCCAGAGGGCATAAAGGGAATGACAATGGCCATAAAAGATACCTTTACGCCTACCAAAATTGCCGCAAATTTGCTTTATACGATTGGTCAGGCTACCATGGAGGCCTTTACCGCAACAGACAAAGCAGCGGCCTCTTTTGCCAAAGCAACAGGGTCTGGTAGAATGTATACTAAGTCTATTAGCCAGACAGCCTTGGCGCATTCTAAC